GCGCTGGTGCTGTCGCGCATCAAGGCCAACCTCACCGGCGTCCCCATCAACGCGATCATGGACGGCTCGATGGAGGAGGCGAAGCGCCGGCTGGTCGCGATGATGCCGACGCTTGGTCGCTGCTACGTCAAGGACTTCACGCCGCACGCGACCACGGTCGAGGACTTGCGCGAGTGGGTGAAGGGCTGCGAGCAGCTCGCGCGCCGGCAGGTCGACGTGCTGATCGTGGACTACGCGGACAAGCTGACCGCGAAGGTGCCGGGTGAGAAGGACGGCTCGGAGTACCGGACCATGCGCGTCGTGTACGAGGGGCTGCGCGTGCTGGCGGTCGAGCACAAGTTCTTCGGCTGGACGGCTTCGCAGAAGCGTCGGTCGAGTGACAAGACCAAGAAGAAGTCGGACACGGACGACGTGGCCGACTCGATGCACAAGAGCCGCGTGGCGGACGTGGTGGTCACGCTCAACCTGCGCGGCGAGGAGAACGAGGAGTTGCTGTACTACATCGCGAAGTACCGCATCGGGAAGGCGCACGCGAGCATCGGCCCGCTGCCGCACGACTTCGCGCGCGGGCGCATGGTCTACGTGAACAAGTGAGCCGGCGAGTCTTCCGCGACGAGCTGGAGCCGCTGCGCGGCTGGTGTCGCGACGAGAGCTGCAAGATCGAGCGGCTGCATCCCCCACACGGCGCACCCAAGCTGCGTGCCCCGCTTCGAGCTGTGCCCGCGCTGCCGCCTGCTCGCTGGCGCGCGATCAACCGCGAGAGTGAGTGGCGGACCTGCGGTGAATGCGAGGGACGTGGCTGCGCGCAGTGCTACTCGGGGCAGGTACCACCCGACCGGCTGCTGCGGCGTTGGGGGCTTGTGTGAGCGGGCCGCGTGACGGGCTGGTTGCCGGCGCGCTGCTCGACGCCATCCCCAGCGCGAACGGGTGGTGGCGCACGAACTGTCCGTTCTGTTCGTCCACGCTCGGCAAGCCCGACCGCAAGCGGAGCTTCGGTGTGTTCGTGCAGACCGGCGGCTACCACTGCTTCCGGTGCGGGATGTCGGGCCGCGCGCAGAACCTCGCGCTGCCCGAGTCCCTTGCCGACGCGCCGCCCGTGCCCATCGAGGCGATGGACCCGCCGCCCGGCTTTCTCGCGCTCGCTTCGCACGAAGGCGAGACGGCGCTGTGCCTGGAGCCGGCGCGCCGCTACCTGCGCGGGCGCGGGATCGACGAGCGCCTGTGGCGCGACGCGGGCATCGGGGCTTGCGCGACCGGGCGCTACGCCGACCGGGTGGTTGTGCCGATCATGGCGGACGACGGGACGTGGGCCGGGTGGGTTGCGCGGACATGGAACAAGCAGGCTGAGCGCACCTACCTCTACCCGCGAGGGATGCAGCGCGGTGACCTGCTCTACCGCCACTCGATCTTGCGCGAGCGAACGACCGCGCCGGCGATGGTGGTCGAGGGGGTGTTCGACGTGCTCGCGCTCTGGCCGAACGCGGTCGCGCTGCTGGGCAAGCCGAGCGGGTCGCAGGTCGAGGCGCTCGTCGCGTCGAACCGCCCCGTCGTGATCGTGCTCGACGGGGACGCCTGGGAGGAAGGGCGCATGCTCGCGCTCAAGCTGCGGTTCCGTGGGCAGCACGCCGGCAGCGTCCGGCTGCCGCCGCGCATCGACCCCGACGAGGTGCCGCTCGCGTGGCTGCACGAAGAAGCGCGTCGCGCGTTGCTCGCGTGAATCGCGGCGAGAAGCGATAAGGCTGCACGACGAGAGGACACTGATGACGATCACGTTGACCCTGCAAGGACTCACCTCCGAGGTCGCCATGCGCGTGCTGCGCGCCCTCGACAACGCGGCCGCGCTGGTCGTGGTCACACCCGACTCCCCGCCCAATGGCTCCAATGTAGGTGTAGTGCCTACATCACCGGGAAGTCCGGGAGAAGGGATGGGCGTCGCTTCCCTTCCTGGCCCCTTGGCTGGCCCGCCAGCAGGCCCGACTGGGGGGGAGGTGCCTAGGTCTGGCCCCCCGCAACCGGCCGCTGTAGTGGCAGGCGAGCCCGCCAAGCCCGCTAGTGTGGGTGCCGCACCTACACCGGGCAACGGGGGGTCTGAAGGGCTGGTCGCCGCGCTGGCGGACGCCGCCAAGCTGCGCGATGTCGTGGTCTACCTGCACGAGAAGCACGGGTGCAAAAGCGCGCGCGATGTCCTGGCGCTGTGTACCTCGCTGCGCGAGCGCGTGCCGGTGCTCGCGCGCATCACGAATCTCGACGAGCGTGTGCTGCGCACCGCTGAGCTGCTGGGCATCGAGTGAGAAAGCTCCCCCTCTACAGCGAGCCGCAGCTCGCGCCGGTCGAGACGGCTTCCCGCACGATGCTCTCGCCGGGCGCGTGCGAGCGGTGCACCTTGCACGAGAAGGCCCAGACGATCTGCATGGGCGCGGACGGTGAGCCCGACGGCGTGCTGGTCGTGGGGGACGGCCCGGGTCGCAACGAGGACTCTGCCGGCAGGCCGTTCGTGGGCGAGGCCGGGCGCTACCTGCGCCAGCTCGTCAAGCAGTGGTGGCACGGACCCATCGCGCTCGACAACGCGACGCGCTGCTTCGCCGGGCGTAGCGGGATCACCGACAAGGCGGTCGACGAGTGTCGGGGCTTCCTCGCGCAGACGATCCACGAGGTCCGCCCGACGCGCATCATCGCGCTCGGGCCGTGGGCTTCGTACAGCGTGCTCGGCCGCAACGTGTCTTCGCTGTCTGCGCGGCGCGGCTACGGCTGGCTCGTGGCCGGCACCAATCTTGAGCCCGTCCCGGTGTTCCTGCTGCTGCACCCGCTGGCCGCGCTGCGCAATCGCTTCGTGCGCCAGTGGTTCGAGGCCGATCTCAAGTGGGCGCTCACGACCGACGTGCCGGTGACCCCGCCGTGGAGCGAGAGCGTGCGCGTCGTGACCGATGCGTCGGACCTCACGACCGTGCGAGCCGAGCTGCTCGCCGCGCGCTGGAGCGCCTACGACGTGGAGACGGCCGGCTACCAGTGGGAGCCCGGCTTTCAGATTCTCTGCGCGTCCCTGTGCGCGGCCGGCAGCCGCAGCCCGTGGCTGTGGGATCGAGCGGCGCTCGCTGATGTCGAGCTCCGCCAGGGGCTCATCGATCTCCTCACCGACCCCGCCATCAAGCTGCTGGGGCAGAACGTGAAGTACGACAACCTGTCCGTGCGGTCGGCGTGGGGCGCGGTGCCGGCCGGGATGGTCGGGGACACGCGGCTGTGGCGGAAGCTGCTCGACCCCGAGGCAGCGGCCGACCTCGAAACCATGGCCGAGCTGGTCGGCATGGGCGGGCACAAGGCCGAGGCACAGGCGGCGCTGAAGGACGCGGGCAAGGCGGTGCAGCGGGCGCGGCGTGATGGCGAGCTGGGCCGATTCAACCTCGACCCCGCGACCGAGACGCTGGTGCGGCTGGGTGGTGCGGAGATCGAGACACGCAAGTTCCTGTACGCCTACCTGCCCGAGTCTGTGCTGCTGCCGTACAACGCGCGCGACACCGTGGCGACCACGATGCTGGGCGAGAAGCTGGAGGCCGAGCTGCGGGCCGAGCCGCCACTGCTGCGCGTGTGGGACGAGGTGGTGTCGGGCGCAGCGTGGGCCGTCGAGCAGGTCGAGACGTGGGGCGTGCCGGTCGACGTTCGCGCCCTGGAGCTGTTCGACCAGTACCTCGCGGGCAAGATCGACGAGATCACGCGACGCTTCGAGCCAGGCTTCAACCCGAACTCCTCGCTTCAGGTGCGCGACCTGCTCTACAAGAAGCTGGGTCTCACGCCGCACAAGCTCACCGACAAGGGCAGCCCCTCGACCGATGCCGAGACGCTTGAGGCGCTGCGCGGTCAGCACCCCATCGCGGGCGACATCGTGGAGTACCGCACCTTCACCAAGCTGAAGGGGACCTACGCGGCCGGCATGCTCGCGCACGTTCGCACGGACGGGCGCATCCACCCGAACCTCAAGCTGGACGGCGCGCGGTCGGGGCGCTTGTCCTGCACCGACCCCAACCTTCAGAACATCCCGCGTGGGGACTCGCCCGAGGGGAAGATGGCGCGGGACGTGTTCGTCGCCTCGCCGGGGTACGCCCTGCTCCAGGCCGACTACTCGCAGATCGAGCTGCGCGTCGCGGCCATGCTCTCCGGTGATGTCGCGATGATCGACGTGTTCAAGTCCGGGCAGGACTTCCATCAGCGCACGGCCGAGATGGTGTCGCAGATGGCGTGGGGCATCCCACCCGAGCAGGTGGAGAAGCGCCACCGCAGCGCGGCGAAGATCATCAACTTCGGCCTGCTCTACGGCAAGAGCGACCGCACGCTGGCGAAGGACATCAACTGCAAGGTCGAGGAAGCGACGCGCGTGCGCGAGGCGATCTTCGGCCGGTTCAAGAAGCTGGCCTCGTGGATGCGCGAGCAGCTTCGAGAAACCAAGGCGACCGGGTACACCTGGACGTGGTGGAACGGACAGCCCGCCCGCCGGCGCTCGCTCTACCAAGTAGCTGATGGTGACGACGAGATCCGTTCGCGCGCCGAGCACGGGAGCTGGAACACGCCGATCCAGGGCACGGCGACGGAGTACTGCACGTCCTCGCTGGTCGAGGTGGTGCGCTGGGTGCTCGACGACGCGGTGCCGGCGCGCGTGCTGCTGCCCGTCCACGACGCGCTCTTGATCGAGGTCCGCGAGGACGTGCTGCCCGAGGCCGCGTATCAGGTGCGCCGGATCATGCAGTCGTGGTACTCAGCCGGGGTGCCCCTGGTGGTCGACCTCGAAACCGGGCCGGCGTGGGGCTCGCTCACGAAGTACAAGCTGCTGTAGGAATGTCAGAGGGGGGCGTTAAGACAGGGGTGATGGAACACGACGACCCGCACACCGCACTCATGGACGCGGTGAAGATCGAACCCCTCGCCTTGCAGGAGGAGTTCGTGCGCCTGCCTTCCGACCTCGCGTACTGGAACGCGAGGTACGCCGACGCGCAGCGCACGTTCCTCGTGCGCAAGCTGGAGCTGGACCAGCTCAACGCGCGGCTTCGGATCGAGTTGCGCGAGCGCCTGCTCGTCACCGAGTCGAAGGTGACGGAGAGCATGGTCGACTCACGCGTTGAGCTCGACGACCGGTACGGCAACGCGCGCCTCGCGATGGTCGAGGCCGAGGCCGACAAGATGCACAAGTACGGCGCGGTCGACGCGCTGCGCGCGAAACGCGACATGCTGGTGTCGCTCGGCGCGCACGTCCGCGCGGAGATGCAGCACGATCCCCAACTGCGAGATGAGTCGCGTGGGGCGAAACTCAACGGCTGAAACGGCCAACAACGACAAGGAGCAAGTGCGATGAGCAATCTGGTCAAGTACGGCAGCTACGACATGGAAGCAGCGGAGTCCGAACAGGGTGAGAGCGAGCGCGCTGGTGGCGGCGCGGACTTCCTCAAGCTGGAGCCGGGCCGCACCGTGGTCCGCATCCTCCCCCCGCCCGTCGGGCGCAAGTCCCCGTTCCGCGTGATCTACCAGCACTACTACCGTCCGCCGGCGGCGACCGGCCCGGTGGTGTTCGCGTGCCCGCGCATGGAGACGAAGGGGCAGAAGGTCTGCCCCGTGTGCCAGGAGGGCGAGCGGTACAAGCGCAGCGGCAACCCGGCCGACCGCGAGAAGGCGTTCGAGCTGTTCCCGACGCGCCGCGTGTTCTGCAACGCGGTGGACCGCAAGAACCCGGACGCCGGGCCGCGCGTGCTGGTGTTCGGCAAGATGATCCACGAGGCGTTGATCGCGCTGCGCCGTGACGAAGACGCGGGCGGTGACTTCACCCACCCGCTCTACGGCTTCGACATCGTGATCGAGCGCGAGGGCACCGGCAAGCAGGACACCAAGTACCGCGTGCTGCCGGCGCGCAAGCAGACCCCGCTGGGCAACGAAGCCTGGCTCGACCAGCAGCACGACCTCGAACGGTTCGCCGTGGTGCGCGGCACCGAGGAGCTGTCGGCGATCCTCTCGGGCGAGACGCCCCCCGAGCGCCCGCGCAAGGGTGATAGCGGGAAGGGTGCGCCGAGGACGAGCAAGGCTCCGGCGCGTACCGCCGAGGACGACGTGGAGGACGCCGAGTACGAGGAGCAGAAGTAGCTTCCCGACGGTTCCCACCAATCTTCCGAGGGGGTTTGCATGTCCAAGCAGGAAACGCTCAAGCGCATCGTCGATGCGGTGCGCAAGCAATTCGGTGAGGGCGCGGCGCTCACCATGGGTGACGGCATGGCCGGGCGCTCCGAGGTGAGTGAGGTCGTGCCCACCGGCATCCTTCCCGTCGACCATTACGTGTTCGGCTGTGGGGGGCTGCCAGTGGGCCGGCTGGTCGAGGTCTACTCCGAGGAGGGGGTGGGCAAGACGAGCTTCGCCATGGCGGCGGTCGCTGGCGCGCAGCGTGAGGGTGGGCTGGCGATGTGGATCGAGACGGAGGAAGCCCTCGACCGCACGCGCTTCACCGTGTTCGGTGCCGACCGCGAGCAGGTCGCGCTGCTCCAGCCGGGGAGCATCGAGCAGTGCGGCGAGACGATGGAGCTGTCGCTGAAGACCATCCCCAAGGGTGTCGGTCCGAACCTCTTGGTGTGGGACTCCATCGCGGCGACGCCCACGCAGCGCGAGGTGGACGAGGGGCTGTCGGGTGGCGACCGCGTGGGCGAGCGCGCCCGGGTGCTGTCGAAGATGTGTCGGTCGCTGCTGCGGCTCGCGGCCGAGCGGCGCACCGCGCTGCTGTTCATCAACCAAGTGCGCGAGAAGATCGGCGTGATGTTCGGGGACAAGTACACGACGCCGGGCGGGCACGGGGTGAAGTTCCACGCGAGCGTGCGCCTGCAACTGTTCGGCGGCAAGTCGGTGAAGGACGGTGACGAGCACACGGGCAAGACGATCACGTTCCTCGGGGCGAAGAACCGCATGGCCCCGCCGTGGCGCAAGGCGCAGGTCCGCCTCGACTACGCGAAGGGGTGGGACAACCAGTGGTCGGTGCTCAACCACGCGAAGGACAAGGGGCTCGTCGCGGACAACGCGCGCGGGGAGAAGCACTACCTCGACGCGCTCGACAAGCTGGGCTGGAAGTCGGACCCGCCCGCATAAGGCGGGTAGCTGAAAGGAGATCGAGCATGGCCAAGACGCGCGCGGAGTCGGACCTCCGCAAGATGCCCAAGGATGAGCGGCCCCCTCCGACGACAGGGCAGAGCGGCCCCGAGGTCGAGGTGCCCTACGACGAGCTGAACTCGACCGAGCTGCTGCTGGTCGGCCTGCTCGACGACGGGGGTGACGGGCAGCGCGCCTCGTTCTCCGTCGAGTCGATGGGCGAGGCGATCATGGAGAAGGACCGCGACGAGTCTGCGCCGCGAGCGAAGCTGCTCGCGAGGAACGCCTTGCGGCGGCTGGTGTGCGGCGGCTGGGTGGAGCGCGTCGAGCGCGCCCGCTACCGCATCACCGAGAAGGGGCGCAAGCGGCTGGCCCGCGTGTCGTAGTCATGCGCGTCGCCTTCCTCGCAGACCTTCACGTCGGGAACCACGGCAGGTTCGGGGGCGATGTCGTGGTCGGGCTCAACGCCCGGTGTCGCTTTGTCGTCGCCGCACTGCGCACCGCGTGTGATCGCGCGCACCAGCTCGGGGTCGAGGAGCTGGTCGTGCTTGGGGACCTGTTCGACAGCGCGCAGCCCACGCCGCAGATGCTTGCGGCGGTGCGCGGTGCCCTGTCTCGCGAGTGCTTCAATCAGGTGTGGCTGCTGGTCGGCAACCACGAGCAGGAGACAACGGCTCGGGGTGACCACGCGCTCGCGCCGCTCGACGACGTGGATGGCATCCGGGTGGTCGACACCCCCCGCGTGCTCGCGCTCGGCAAGCAGGCGAGGCTGGTGCTCGTGCCGTTCCGGCCCGGCCGTGCGACCGAGTGGCTGCCGGCGACAGTCGCGGAGTGCTTGCGCCCCGAGCGCAAGGCGGACCGGCTCCTGCTCGGCACGCACGTCGGCATCATCGACGACGAGACGCCCCACTTCCTGCGCGATGCGCGTGACGCAGTGAAGCTCGACCTGCTGCGTGACCTGGGTGAGGCGCACAACTTCACAGCGATGCTCGCGGGGAACTGGCACACGCGCCGGCTCTGGTCGCTCGACTCGGGGACGGTGGTGATGCAGGTCGGTGCGCTCGTCCCCACCGGCTTCAACAACCCCGGCCTTGACGGGTACGGGACGCTCGCGATCTACGATACCGACACGGATGAGCTGTCGTGGGAGCAGCTCGCCGGCCCGCGCTTCGTCAAGGTCGAGGGGCTGAGCGCGCTGTGCGACCTGATCGACAGCGAGGACACCAGCGTGTCGTGTCCCCTGTTCGTGCAGGCGCACGTCAACCCCGGGGACATGCAGGCTGCGAGGGAGATGGTCGAGCAGGCAGCTCTCACCGGACGGGCAGAGCTGCTGCCGTTTGGGGCTGAGGCTGAGATCGCCGCGCGCTCGGCAGCAACGCAGGCGCGAAGCGCGAGCACGCTCGACGAGGCGCTGTCGAACTTCGTGGGCGAGATGCCGCTGCCCGAGGGCGTGTCGCGCGACGACGTGCTCGCGAAGGTGCGCGACTACTTGGGCGGTGCCTGATGCTCACGGGCATGAGCAAGGCGTCGTGGGGTGACGGTCCCTGGAACCACGAGCCGGACGAGGTTCGGTGGTGGCACCTTGGCCTGCCGTGTGCGGTGCTGCGCACGGACATGGGAAACTTCAACGGCTACGTCGGCGTGCCGCCTCGGCACCCGTGGTGGGAGCGGACCTACCAGAACCTCGAAGACTCAGAGGCCGTGGTCGACGTGCATGGCGGGCTCACCTTCTCCGGTCGCCCGTTCGAGGAGCCCATCCCTCCGCTCGGTGGGGCTGAGTCCGAGGACGCCCTCGTCGACATGTCGCTCGGCCGGCTCGTCGGCTGGTGGTGGTTCGGCTTCGACTGCGCGCACGCCTTCGATCTTCAGCCGGGGATGGTGGCGATGCTTCGTGAGCGGTATGCCGGCCGGGGCGACGACCAGGCTGACGCGGTTGCTTACGCCTACGGTCGGGATGGTGTCTACCGCGACGTGAACTACGTGCGTGCCGAGTGCGAGAAGCTGGCGGCGCGCCTGTGCGTGGAGGTTCACGCGTGACTCGGAGGCAGTGCGCGAAGTGCCCGTGGCGCAAGGGTGTCGACCCGTTCGACATCCCCGGTGGGTACTGTCCGATCAAGCACGCGGCGCTGCGCAAGACCATCGCCTCGCCCGGGGACTTGGGTGATGTCGCTGGAGGGACGCTGCATCTCATGGCGTGCCACGAGAGCAAGCCGTGCAAGGAGATTCCCTGTGTCGGCTGGCTCGTGCATCAGCTCGGCCCGGGGAACAACATCTTGCTGCGCCTGCAAGTGAGCAGCGGTCGCATCGACGCCAACGTCAAGACGGTCGGGCCGCAGCACGCTTCGCTGGAGGACACCCTGCCGAAGAAACAACGGAGGTCGGTGAGATGAGCGAACAGTACGGACCCTGCTCGGTGTGTGGCGAGACGACGCGACACACCATCGCGCACTTCGTGGAGAGCGGCCAGGGGCTCGTGAGCGCGTCCGTTCCGCTCCGCGTCTGCCGCTCACGCCCCTGCCGGGTCAAGGCGTTCGGGAGCGAGTACGCAGCCGACGCCGACTCGCGCGCCTACTTGACTGAGCAGAAGGAAGTCGTCGTTGGGCTGTCCCGCGACGACGGCTCGCCTGTGCTGATGCGGCAGTCGGACATCGATACCGAGAGGCAGAAGCTCGGCGCTGCTTGGGCGAGCGCGCTCAACAAGGCTGTTGCCGAGAAGACTGGGGAGAAGCCGTGATCCTTTCCGACAGAGACATCAGCGCGGCCGTCGGTCGTGGTGCAATCGTGCTCGACCCGTTCAGGCCCGAGTGCCTGGGGCCGAACAGCTACGACGTGCATCTCGGCTCGACAATCCTGGTCTACACGAGAAAGCAAGCCTACGACCCGCACGGTCCGAGTGGCCCTTTCGACCCCATCGACGCGCGCGAGGACAACCCGGTGGAGGAGCTATACCCGGACCGGCCTGCCGTGCCGCAGAGCTGGCTGCTCATGCCCTGCCGGGTCTACCTGGCTGTGACCGAGGAGTACACCGAGACGCACGAGCACATCCCCTACCTCGACGGCAAGTCCAGCGTCGGCCGGCTGGGCGTCGCCATCCATGCCACGGCAGGCCGAGGTGACATCGGCTTCTGCAACCACTGGACGATGGAGCTGGTGGTCGCCCAGCCAGTGATCGTCTACGCCGGCATGCCTATCGGCCAGCTCACCTACCACCAGGCGACGAGCCGGCCTGAGAACCCCTACGGCTCGCGCGCGCAGTCGAAGTACCAGGGTCGCGACCCGCGCCCGCAGCCGAGTCGCATGTGGAAGAACTTCAAGTGAGCGGGGCCAAGCACAACCACGATGTCGTCCTCAAGCGGAGGCAGTGAAGATGAGCGTGTGCGCGTGTGCGAAGCCAATCAGGCACCACCACGACGTGTGGCTGTGCGGGACGTGCGCCGGCACGCTGACTGCTGCGCAGCTCGGTCTGATCGAGCCTGTCGACCACCCACAGCACTACGGCGGTAAGGACAATCCCTACGAAGCGATCAAGGTTATCGAGGCGTGGGACCTGGGCTTCTGCCTTGGCAATACGGTGAAGTACATCAGCCGTGCTGGGAAGAAGGACGCAGCCAAGACCGTCGAGGACTTGAAGAAGGCTCGTTGGTATCTGGACCGAGAAATAGCTCGTCTTGAGAAGGGCGGCAAGTAGATGGCGAAGAAAATTGAGCGAGCTGTTCTCGTCACCACAGCGCATCGCGGCGTGTTCTTCGGCTACGCCGAGAGCACCGACGGAGGCACGATCAAGCTGCGGCGCGCTCGCTGCTGCGTGCATTGGTCGAAGGATGTCCGCGGCTTCGTCGGTTTGGCCGCCAGTGGTCCAACGAAAGGCTGTCGTGTTGGCCCGCCTGCCGACATGGAGCTGCGAAATATTACAGCCGTGGTGGAGGTGACCGAGGCTGCGGTCGCGGCCTGGGAGAAGGCTCCGTGGCAGGAGTGAGGCACTTCTCTGTTCAGGATGTCTGCGTCGCTGACGCGCTGGATCGTCTGGGCGGCGAGGTCGAGGCGTTCTGGAAAAACGGTTCCGGTGACGGTTACGGTTACGGTTACGGTTCCGGTTCCGGTTACGGTTCCGGTTCCGGTGACGGTTCCGGTGACGGTGACGGTTACGGTTACGGTTCCGGTGACGGTTCCGGTGACGGTGACGGTGACGGTTCCGGTGACGGTGACGGTGACGGTTACGGTTCCGGTGACGGTTACGGTTCCGGTTCCGGCAAGGAGACTAAGTGATGGAACCGATCAGGTGCCTTGACGAAGGGTTTGTCGAGCTCGTCGACTGCATGGGTGATGACCAGGCGATCTTGCAAGCTGCGCGCGTGAGCTACCAGCGCGACAAGCAGGAGCCGGACGAAGCGAAGGACCGGGCGCTCATCCGGTACCTTTACCGCAACAGGCACACCACGCCGTTCGAGATGGTGGAGTTCAAGTTCCACTGCCAGATGCCCATCTTCGTGGCGCGGCAGTGGATCAGGCACAGGACGGCCAGCGTGAACGAAGTCAGCGCGCGGTACACGGCATTGCCCGAGCTGTTCTACGTGC